CGGCTCACAGTAATGCTCATCTCTTTTTACCGTGAACATTGTCGGCAGTTCGCTTTCGCTCATTTTCTCTCTCCTCTATTCCTTCAACTCTGATTGGATGCGGGACTGTAAATCTGGTGAGTATAGACCAAACACAAGCACCCTATCTTTCACCTCCCCCAGCAGTTCACGCAGGCGGGCGAGGTCGGCACGGAGGGAAGTAATGGCGTCATTATCATATACGTCCCAAATACAATTACATTCTTTGCAAATAAATATGTCAATATCGCCATAAATTTGTTCTTGTTTTTCATCCCTCAAATCATCTTCCGTATAACAATCATTTGAATTTGCCAAACTACAAGAATTGCCACCACCCCAATCGCTATCGTGTCGCGCATGAATTATTCTTTTAGACCCGCAAATAGGGCAAATTGATTTTGTAGCGCTCATTTCAGCACCTCCCCAACAATTCTTCTTATCTCAATGGCAAGATTATTTCTCTCGTCTAGACTGGCTTCGTAAACCATATTTGATATACTTACAAGCGAACCCCGCAACTTCGCATTCTCGGCGCGGAGGGCGGATTCAGAATTGCGACTATTCCATTCGTCAATACCCTCGTAAGCACCGCGAAGGTTGTTTCCACAGTTGTTACAATAATAAAATATCTTTCCGTTTGGATTCTCTCCACACTTTATTGCAGTAGACTTACACGGTAGGCAGGGCAGTAAGGCGGTCATTTGGATGCCTCTTTGCGGTGCATACTAACAAACGCTGAACTTCGCGGATTCAAACTTATTCTTTCCAGATTTGTAAATTCAGCATCCAAAAGATAGCAACCGTCAAAGGTATATTCTGGTGTGTCAATTATGGTTGCCCCAAATACCATCACTCCGTAATAAGCGTTATCAGTCATTACTATATTTACTTTGTCGCCTTGTTTCATCTCTCTCTCCTCAATCTAGCGTGGCAGAAGCGCCACATTTATAATACATCTTTTGCATCCCAATTTCAATAGGGAATTATCTGTATTGACCAACTGACTTGTCCAGCTCGCCAAATGCCGGGAAGCCTGGTTTCTTGACAAGTGTTATCATTCTGGCGTCCCCGTCACCTTCTCGCAACTTGTCGAATAAAAGGGTAATTAGATTAGGATTCTTGCTGTCCTTCATCATCACGGCTATTGTGTCAACGTCATAACTAATCTGCCCCGATCCTGACAACGTAGCCATTCCAGACCCGCCGCCTATTCCCTGCTTATTCATGGAATGTATTGTCAAACAAGCCAGGTTCAGGTCTTTGGCTATGTCGTGTAATGACGAACCGATATAAGCTAATCTTTCGTGATCGTCCTTGCCATATTTGTCCTTCAGGAGCCTTAAATAATCGACAATGAAAAATTCTATGCCATTAAGTGTTTTTCTCTTTACAAGGTCGGCTCGCATTGAGGCGGTTGTCCATTGAGTAGAATCCGAAAAGTAAACGGGTAGGTGCTCAAGCCTTCCTATTGCAGCGTTTATTTTTGTTTGCTCGTGATCCTCTAGCCTGCCCGATTTCATACTTGACACTTGCACGCTACTTTCAACCGATAATGTCCGGCGGAGCGTTTGGTGGCTTGACATTTCCATTTCGTAAATAACGCCGGGGTGGTCGAACTTTGCCATTGAGAATCCAATCTGCATAGCGAGTAAAGACTTTCCTAATCCCGGCTCGCCTGACAGTAAAAATACCTCACCCTTTTGTAGTCCTCCGGCAATCTTATCAAGCCCTGGAATACCAGTCGCCAATCCGTAAATATCTTTCGGGTCTGCAATCCTCACTTGGATATCATCGTATAAAGTTGATAGTATCTCTGAAACGGGTTTGCTCTCTTTGTCCGGTGAAGCATTAGTTACCATTCTCGTAACAAATTCAGGTATGCTATCCTGTAAATCCTTACTTTCGTCAAACGCGCTTGTGGCAAGATCGCCTGATAACTTGATGTAATCCCGCCTTCTTGCCTTATCTTTGACGATGGATACATAAGAATCCCAATTCATGCTTGACGGGGTGATATAGGTTGTGTTCGTTAGGAATGATGCGTCAACCTTCCCGGTTAGTTTTTGCATGACCGTGAGATAGTCTATGTCGTGATGCTCAATAGATAATTCTTGAAACGCTATCCAGGTTGCTTTGGTATCCCCAAAATAGAAGTCGTCAGCGGATAGATCAATCTCACGAAAACATGACGGGTTAACTAACACAGACCCTATCACTGCCATTTCTGCTTCCTTTGAACATGGAAGTTGATTCATAGTGGCAACCTCATTTGTTGTTGCGTGATTAAGAATCTATCGGGGTCAATTTCTATTCCAATAAAATCGCGCCCGTTTTCAGTACACGCCTGCCCAGTAGTTCCGCTTCCCATAAACGGGTCTAATACAGTTTCACATTCTTTGAACATACCAATGATTGTGGAATATAAAACTAACGGGTCTTGATATTTATGTACTTTGTTTTTACCTTGAACAGACTGAACTCCGATAGTGTCTGACCAAATATACTTATTTACTTTATAATCATCACTAATCTGGTAAACAAATATTGGATTAAATCTGTAGGCATACTGACTAAATCCCTTTCCCCAAATCATCAGTCGCTTGGGTGGATACAGTTCAAATAGTTTATTTATTTTTGTTGCCGAGTGAATAATTACCACTGCTTTACTGGACACACGCATCATTTCCTTAAACCACAAATCGTATAACATCCAGTAATCACCGTCAACGTCCTCCTCTTTGAATGGAGGGGAGGTAAATACTAAATCAACTGACTTATCTGACATTTTTGCCATAAATTCTAAACAATCGCCTAAATATAGTTGAACATTCATCATATCCTCCTAAATCATAACCACATTGCCGTCAGGGTCTTTGTACATTCTTTTCGGTGCAGATTCTTTAGGTATTGCCGTTGTCCAGGTGGGTAATGCCGTCCTCAAACTAGACAACGCCTTTTTTATGTTCGTTATCTTTTTATCCTTTATCCATAAAGCCGCGGACATTACCTTATCAGCACCGTATGTATCCCTGAATTCAATAATCTCATAGCCTTGATCGTTACTTGCTAATGATTTTAGTCCTGACTTTTCCAGGAATTCACCAACAAATGATTTGTTATCCGTAGGTTGCGCGTTTTTTTTAATCTTATCTTTATCTTTATCTTTATTTAAATCTATATCTATATCTGTGTTACGACTTGTAACGACTTCGTAACGCTCCCGTTGCACTTCCGTTGCATTTTCGTCACTTATTCTCTTCCTTTCACGATACGCATCCATCCTTTCGGCATCACTTATGCGTTTTTGACGCTTAATAAAGTTTGTAATTAAATATCCATCTTTTGTTTTTGTTATAATATTTTTGTCTTTTTCGCACAGAAAATCCAAATTTTTTTGTATTTTTTCTTCGGTTGTGCGCAATCTCCAGGCTAAATCCTTTATTTCTGGGAGGTATCCATCATGGTCAAACTCACCCGCCAGCATAAAAAACTCGAGACACCGTCGCCAGTCATGGTCACTCATGCGCCCCATTTTCGGATCGTCAATAACCTCATAATATAATTTCATGTAAAAGGTACTAGCCATAACTACTCCCTATATAACAAAGTGCCGACTACTATTACCCATTTCCTTACCTTGTTCAGAGATCAGGGGTGGGTGATAATAATCGGCAGTTTGTCACGGTAAAGAAAAATCCCTATAATCTCTGAACATCATTAATCATACCACAACCACCGCGAAACACAACTACGTATTTAAGGCAATTGGTCATTGGATTTCACAGTTTCCTCAAAAATGCAGACGTAAGCATAGTCACTACACGCTCCTCGTGTAGTTTATCATCATCATAGTTGCGCATTTCATTTATAACAATGTGCAATAATTCATGCACAACGTCTAATGTTATTTCTTTTACAGTAGCTGTTTTAATGCGCTCCTCGTCAAATTTTAGGTTGGCAATCATGTATTCCCACCTCGTGTTACAAGATGCCCCTACAGAGAAAGATGTTAAATTAAGGGCAAACGTGTGTGGAGTTAAGTCCTCAATGTTTACTTCTATTTTCCAGGAGTCCAACCCGAGCCTTTTTTGCCACTTTGCCACAAGTAGGTTTAATTCTTTATTTGTCATCACATTCTCCTCTAAAACTCCCGGCGTTAATTCCCCGTATTAGCCGGGAGCATGAAACGCTAGTTACAACTTCCGAATTGACACAGAAGGGTCGCCAACTTTACGGAACGGCTCGATTTCAGGATGTGCAACCATATAGCCCGCTAGTGCTTTGTCGTCCCAAGAGACGCGTCCCTTTGCGTACACCGCCATGAGGCATGAACCTTTTACTGTTTCACCGATAGCCACAACTTCATCTTTTATTTCAGTGGTTAGTGCATCGGCGGCCGCTTTGTTGGCAACGAAGGTGCTGTCATTTTCCAGAATGTCATACTTCGGTTGAAACTCCGCCTTGATGTCCGCAACCTTTGCGAGAATTTCAGGGGTCAAAACAGAATCGATCAATGTCTGGAGTTCGCCATTCAACAACTGCTTCGTGTCGTTTTTGGTAGTTTCATACATAGTGATAAAGTTTTGCAGTTCGGCTAACTTTTCTAATTTTTCTTGTATTGTCATTTTGTCTCTCCCTTCACTGCCTTCTCGTAGACTTCCATAATCCCTTCAGCGGGAATCTTGCCAGCCTTGAACATCTCCTCGATTGCCTTCGCAGCATCCGATGTGCTCAACCCTTTAGCAGCGGCGACCATCTTGACAACCTCAGCGGATAACCGTTTGTATTTGCGGTCTTGGTCGATTTCCTTGACAACCGCGCCGGATTCTTTAGCGAATGTGTTGACAGCGGTATCTGGTTGTTCAACTTCTTGAAACGATCCGGGGATTACATTTCCTTCGATGTCAATGTCCGCGCCTAATTCTTCGGGGGTATAGACTGCATTACCATTGAACGCATCCGGTGTAAACCAGCGCACGCCGTTACTCATGGCTCTTGCAAACAACATATTGCGGGGGAATTTGTCAAGGTTTTTAGTTCCAGCCTTGATTGCGTCCGCGTTGGTAAACTTGCTCTTGCCAATTTCCTTGCCATTTTCAAAGAAGGTAATCTCACACGCCTGATCTGTATTCTCGGTGACGCGGTAATCATAACGTCCTGAACCCTTGACCGCTGAAGCCATAAGATTGGCTCCGATTGAGGGGCGTCCCTGAATAATATAAACACCCGTCATACTTGCGAATGGTCCAAACCCTAACTCACGACCTGCTAGAATCTTGACAATGGCTTGCGATATTGATTTAGAATCCTGGAAGAATCCAGACGCTACCATTGCCTTTGCTGCCCGTTCAACATCATCAAAACTTTGTTCGCTTCTTACTAACAATCCAGTTTGTTCACTCATTTTCATCTCCTCTAAATTGGTAATTCCTGCGCGTCAAGTGACGCAATAGCGGCTAGTGAATCCAGGTACGCTTGCGGTAAGTCAGCCTTATCGATCTCCGCGCCGCACCTTCGGCAAAAGTAAAATATCCCTCCGCCGTGAAAACATATCTCGCCTGATGCACCATCAAAGTATTCGACTGGTTCAACATAGTCAGCGCATATCAGGTCTACGGGGTGCTTGCATCGAATGTCAAACAAGGGGATGTCCTTTTGTTGCTTTTTTTGAGCGGTTTATCTTGCGAGACTTATCTGCCATCTTTTTGCGGATTTTCGTATGTTTATCTTCCTTTCTGGGTGAGCGTGCTTTCCCAACCAATCGCTTCCATTCGTGACCGTGCCATAGTTTCTTAATTAGCAACGGGACAGCGGATGTTTTCTTGCCAAACAGTTTATTCCAAATGTTCAATAGCCAAATAATAATTCTCGCCATCATTCACCGTCCTCTACATTCACGCCATTCAGTTTGACATAGATGATATGACACTTGAGGTCAGCCTGCTTGCACAACTCCTCGAATTCATCCATCGTGGTGTACATCTGGTTTGCCACCCACATGTCAACCGACTGGCAGTATAACTTCCACAATCTCTCGGCTTCCGCTTGCGCCTGGATGTATTCGACTTCCAACGGAGCGCGGACTTTCGGCACATTGTTGAATATTCTTACGGGGTCGCGGTCACTCAATCCGATTACAGCCATCATTTTCTCCTCTCGTTATATTCCATCAGCCAGGCAATTCCGAGCGCAAACAATATCAATGCGTAGCCTAGAATTATGGCACCCATTATCGCCTCTTCGCCGCTTCGTCAATGGTGATTACATCGTCACCATCGGTTAGCGTTATGTGGTCAGTCTCGCTGTAAATCTTGCCAATGACGGGGATTTGGGCGACCAGGCGGCGTACTGCTTCTGACAATCCAACACCCTCGACTGAAGCGTATGCCTCAAGTCTATCTTTCAATTCCTGATCCATTCTTACTACTATCATTTGGGATTTATCTTTTGCGTATTTCATAAGCCTCCTCGCTTGTATGATATTAGTATAACAATTATTGTAGGAATGTCAAGTATCAATATTAACCAGTTTCCACTATCCCACGCCGTGTTCTCGGAATGGTATGTCTTAACAATTGTCGGGTATTCTAATAATTTAAGTTATCTTTCACCACCATAAACTCTGGCGTGCCATGATGGTCTGCGAGCGTCAATCCTTTGTAAAATATCATCGTGATCGCATAGATTTTGATACTTGCGATTCTTCTTGCGTTCTGCCGTACAATATCCTATAATCTCACTCTCACATCTAATGTCTGTTTCCTCTATAATGTCGTGACACGAAATGCATAGGGTGATTAGGTTGTCAATGTCGTCTTGACCGCCCTCGCATCTTGGTACTGTATGATGAACAGAAAGGCTCTCGTATTTTTTTCTGTGAAAACAAGCCTTACAGCGAAAATGATCCCTGTCTAAAACAAGATGCTTTATCCGTTTCCAATAATCCAAGTCCTGATGTTCGCGCTTTTGGTATATATCAGAATACCACTTTTCTTGTGCCATATTACCAGCTAAATACAAACATCCGCCAATTCCATAATAGTGTTTTGTCTAGGAACACAGGGTAAAAAGCGGATGTTTGTTCACTATTATACTGCATTCCTAGACAATCTTATAGTAAATCAGTTCTACTAGAAACACAACTACGTATTTAAGGCAATTATTTTCACCCAATATTCAGCCAATATTTGACCATAGTACCATTTTTAGTACCATTGTATTGTTATTAGCATGTGACATTTTGAGCGATTTTGCAACATGACACGATCATCATGTAAGATTTTTGCCATTTTTAATACATAACAACTTATCGGGATTACCGAATAGTTCGCAACCGACAAAGGATATTTGACAGTTGCCTATTCCCCCTGTCTACTGGAATATAACAAAATTGTTATGTCTCACTTGTGACGCACAAACGGATTAGTGTCTCACTTATTGCGCAAAGATGTATACAAACACACTCATTCTGTATACGTCCTGCGTACAATGTATACGGCGCTTGTTGAAATGTCGGAATTACGAGTTTTCCGAGTTTTTAATAGATATTAAAATAATCTAAATTATTATAAAGTAGGTTATTAAAATGCAGAAGTGTTACAGAATCCGTAACATATTTGGATTATCATAAACAGGATTATCTAATTCTCCTGAACCGTCACTTTTACGCGAATTTGACGGGTTCCCACATTTATCATACGTAGATCAGTGTCAACCCTCACATTTATCGAAGGAAACCTTAGCCGGAAGTTTACGCCTGGGAAGGAAAAGTGTGTGACATCTGCGGTACAAATATGCAGTTGGATTGCACAATCTCCGAGAATTGACAAGTTTGTGCGCTGTAAACAAACTACCCCGTCCTGCTCAAACACAGTCTTGGGGTAGTTGTCTGGCTGGGAGAGGGGTTGGAACTCCCGGATTGGTTTGTTTCCTGCGCTACGGGTCGTATCTAGCAGCCCCAGTTATCTCTGGTTCGCATCCTTTTATTTTGTGGAGGGCGTAGGAGTTTCCGCTCGGTTCGCTAGGCTTTACCCTATCGCGTTGCCCACTTCTCAAGGTTGGCTCCACTTTCGCACGGTGGCGACCCGCACGGCCTGTCTCTGTTGACCAGGACTTAGCCTCGCCTTTATTTTAGTTGCGTGGCGAGTGGCAACAGTGATTTCGCAAGCCCCGGATTCTGCGATCCCACCAGTAAATGGCTGCCCTACTTTGTAAGGCGTAGAATAACCCGCGCGTGCTTGCGGTTAAGTTGTGACCAGTTGTTTTACGGCAGCGGTTCTCGCTCCAACCTTGACTAGAGGAGGGTACTGACCCACTGGTTGGGCTATGTCCTACGGGCGCGCGCCCGGTTGCCAGTCACGGCGCTCATACTTTCCCAAACACACAACTAGGTAGCGGGAGCTGAAGTCGAATCAGCCGATGATGAGCTTATGACACTCACGAGACACCGTTTCTCTATTCCCGCAATATCGGCTTCCCTCGTCAGGGATTTTCGCGGCGGGCATACCGTATGCCACTGTTCACTGGTGCGCTAGACCGAATCTATCGCGTTGCCGCTCATGTTGCTCCGAGAGGGAATCGAACGCCTCGTTCTCCGCCTAGAATGCACGGGCTTTACCACTTAGCTATCGGAGCATTTCGCCTATACGGATGACATTTGAGCATTGTCAAGAGGCTTCATCCGTTTACTAATTACATTATACAATAAATTGCACGCCTAGTACAATTTATCCGATAACGTGCAAGTGGTAATCAGCGATTGTTTTGCCAAAATCATTCATCACATAAACATCGCCTTCATAAATATTTATTCGATCTCCGCTTGGCAACCAGTAAACTATTCCTGGCCTGCCGTCTAGCGCGTCAGTTTCTTTCATATTAGCAACGCGGTTTGTTTCAGTCACAAATTCGGTACCGTCTTTTTCGATTATTTTTATTGTTAACATTCTTCTGCTCCTTCTTCTAGGCGTGCAAATTATTTATGTGGGAGGCGCCCGTGTGAGGGGTTTCGCCTCCCGTGATAAACTCACTGGCGACTTTGCGCCTGCCCGTCGGCTTGTGAGATTATACCTACTCTTGCGGGAATACCATGCCGCTGAACATATCATTGGCCGGGCTTACCGCGCTCGGATTGTGTATCAATGGGGCAACTTCGATATTGTTCACGTTGTTTGACTTCTGCTTTACTCCACCATTAGTCACAGTGATGAAGCAGCCGCCCATGGGTTTAGGCACTCCGCCCCGTGTAACTTCCCAACCTGTCGACCCGTCACCGTAAGACTGGCAATACCCTGGCGTTCTAACGTGATGCTGTGTGTCAAAGTAATGCGCTCCCTTATTCGATAATCTTTCACGGGTTATCGGTATCCAGTAAGCATTATGCGAATGACCATTGATTACCACGTCTGCATCCGGGAGATAAACGGCTTGTCTATTTGTTTGGATAGCGCCCCTGGTTACTGGAGCCTCACCGCCTGACCCGTGAAAATACTTGATCCTGACCGTTCCCTCGAAGCGGTTGTTATTTCGCATCATTACCCGTATCCACCCGCCATAACCGCCGTGTAGGATATTACCGCCGCGTGCATTCAGCGCACTCACTAACCTGTCAGATAGATAGGTGTTCGCATTCTTTAGAACTGACAATTCATGGTTGCCTGGGGTAATAAGCACAATATTCTTTGCGTATTTCTCCAGTTGATTAGCCGAATCCAATACTACATAATCGTAGTAATCAGCACGGCGGTATTCAGGACGTAACGCGCTCATATCACGGCGCGGGTCAAACCTGCCATTCATTGCATCGTAGAAATCACCAACCACGACAATGGCAGCGTCTTGACTTATTGCTGTATCCAGATCTTGAAAGAAGGCTTTGCGATTGCAGTACACACTATCGAAATGAATGTCCGATGTAAAAAAGAATTTCTGTTCCGTTCCATCAATTACTAACGTGGTGATAGCCCCAACTTGTTTACTGTCAATTTTCAAATATCACTCCTCACAAATATGCCCCATCGCGGGGCAATGATATAACCATAATACACTAAATATGTGTTTTCTTTTTCCAGCAATCCTTACACACGGGGACTGATTCTCCCGTGCTAATTCGCCTGAATCCTATATTAAATGAGTTGAAATACTTGCCACAAATCACACAACGAATTGAGGGGATTGATAGAAATATATGTTGAATAAAGAGGAATATGCGGCTTATGTCCGCCCTGATAACATCAATAACCGTTATCTTCATTTCTTCAACAATCCCCTTACGGTCAAATAAATATCCTCTTGATCTTGTGGTGATAAACTGACAAAACCAGACACGCGACCGAACATATCCCTATTGATGAGATAGTGCCTGTGGTCATAGAGCACGCCCTTTAATAGTTTTTGCACGTCAAGTATTGCTTGGTTATAACCTGTTTTATAGTCCACTGAATAATCGCTCATATTTTTATTCTCCGTTGTCAGTTGAATGACTGATGTAATAATATTAGCACAAACTTTATCCAGTTTCAAGTGGCAATTTACGGCTTTACAAGTATGACTTGCCCCGTGAGTATTCCCAGGATTAGCACAAGCACGCCAGCCCCAAGCGTGGTTCCAACCCACGTGACTATTTTTATAAACGTACCAACCTTGACCAACGCGGGATAAACATAGTACGTAAAT